ATCTGTTGTGGATGAAGAAGATGAAGATGATGATACGCTGTCATACTTCCAAAAATTAGCGGAAGAATGATCTAATCAAGGAGGCAGAGATGCCTCCTTTTTTATGGCATGGTGTTTCTTGTATTTTCTGTACGGATTAACTTTCTGTCTACAAACTGTGAAGATTTATCATAAGACATAATTGTTCTCATATCATTCAGATATTGCTGTAAATATGATTTCTTCAAAATGTAAATAGATCTCTTATCATTATTTTTTCTAACTTCATATTCATAATTAGTAATTCCAATTACCGGATTTAATGTGGCGGTATAATCATTTGGATGGGTAATAGTAAAATTGCCATCAACTATTTTACCTGCAGGAAGAATTAATCTACCAGAAGAATCTTTAACTTCAATGGTCTCATAAAAACGAACATCATTAATATTTTCTTCGTATTTTTCTTCGCAATACCTATAGATGTCTCTGTCCGACAAAGGCCACTGATCTCTCACATGAGTAATTCCGGCAGTCAATAAAACAACCCAGTCTAATTCTGCTTTTCCATAAAATTCTTCTGCAACTAATTCAGGTCTTGATCCATCAGGAATTTGATATTTGTCGAAAAGAGTAAAGACATTCTGTAAATCATCACGAAGTTTTACTCTTCGAAATAGATTCTTTACTCTTACATATTCATCCGAAGATGATCTATGAGGTAGTGGTGATTGATATTCTAGGTTTGGAAGTTCTCTGAAATATGACATTAGTATCCTACTCCGATATCTTTTTCATCATCATAATCTTCAAAGTAAATTGGATTCAATTCTTGAAATTGTAAAGTCAATTGCATATGAACAGGAGTTGAATCTTCGTAAGTTGCATAAGTTCCAGATCCTGTATAATTCACTGACATATTTTGTAATGCCATCGGTTTAAAACTATTCAAAAATCTATGCTTATTTGCTCCAGTTTTATAAGTTAATTGGAAAACTTCAGGACTGGAAATAAAAACACCCCCAGCACCTTGTCCAACACCACCCTTTCCCGCTTTTGCTGCCATATGTTTTTTAAAGGTTCTTATAATCTGTTTAACTACTGATGATTCATCAGCATCTCTGGGAGCAAAATCAAATTGGAATGAAAATGATCTTAGAGATACACTTTTGAAAAGTAATTCCATATGTGGATTCAATACCTTTCCACTTGATCTGCTCATCAATCCTTCAGGTGTAGTATTACCACCCAATGAATTTACTAGTGATGAAGTAAATTTTGATAATATTACTTGTTGACCAGCACCAGAAGTAGCTGCTTTTGTTAATGCTTCGGAAGTATTTTTTAAAGATTCCCAAGATGCATTTGCTAAATTAGAACTTTGTAGAGTTTTAGATATCTCATTTGCCCCAAATGCTTCTGCAGTATTTAAACTATCTTCCCCCCACCCAACAGAAGAAGTATCATTAATTCCTTGAGGAATTGGTAATTGAATAGTAATTAGTGGTTTTTCAATACTTCCTGAATTTTTTAAAGTTTCACTTGAAGTGGATACATTTAAATTTTCTTCTGTTACATTAAATGCTGGAGGTTTATATTCAATAACTTTTATCTCCAAATAATCATCAAAAGAATCAATTTTTCTTAATGGATATCTAAGTTGTGGAGGTTTTGGTACTGCCATTATTGTTTCTAATTATTTATGAACTAAACACAAATTTTTGATATGGAATTTGTTGTAATAAATTATACTCACCGATTGAAACTTCATAAAATGTAGTTCCCATTACTTCTTCCCAACCATATTGGCGAACTTGATTCCAATGATAATTAAATGCCTTAAATCCAACTCTAGTTATTTCTCCTACCTTTATCAATGGATGAGCATCATAATTCAAATTTGAAGTTACTGCACGATAAATGAAAGTATAATATTTTCCAGGAACCACCATTCTAGATTCTGAATCTACAAGTACTTGCATAATATCATTCATTAAATCATCTGGTGTTTCATTTCCCAATAAACTTGCAACAATTGGACTAATTCTATTTGATGTTATTGAATTTTGAAGTTTTGCTCTGCCTCTGGTCTGAAAACTTCCAACTTGTTTTTTTAATTTTTTCGAATACTTATTATTAGGATCTGATTTTGCATAATCAGCATCATTTAAAATTTTAGCAATTAATTGAGTTTTTGAAAGTTTAGAAAAACCAGAAGTTTTTCCTCCAATCATATAATTAGCACAGATTTGTACAAGATCTGCTCTAGTATATTGATCGAGTGATGGTTTTTCGTAACCAGTGAGTTTAATATTTGCCATTATCAATATTTTATATTAAGATCTTCTTCGGTCAAAATTTTAAATTCATATCCATGATCCTTACAATATTCTCGGGCAGAATTCCATTTACTTTGATTCTTTGCATATTCCATTACTTCATATAGATATCCCTTGGTCTTTCTTTTTGGAACTTTGGGTTCTAGTGTTTGTTTTTTGGGTTTTATTTCTACGATATATTTTTTTATAGTTCCGTCACTGAGTCTTTCCTTCACATAAAAATCTGGATAATATTTATGAATGCGATCGTCCAGTGGAGACTTATAGGGTAAGGCAATTTCTTCACTTGACCATTCCAATATATTTTCATTTAAATCAAGTTTTTTCATATAAGATCTTTCCCATAAGGATCTGTATATTACTAAAGTGGGATTTCCCTTATACTTACTTGGATTTTTTAATTGATATTTTCCTTTATATGACATCTAAATACATATATAAGACTTTAAAGTATTTAGAGTGTCAATAGCACGTCCAAGAAAAATATCAGAGATTAAACCACTTTTTGGTAATCTCGCACAAACATCACAATATCAAGTAATGTTTGGAGGATTGTCTCCAAATCTTATGAACTATTTGGCGCTTCGTGGTGTGGATCGGGCATTTATAATGGAGAGTGCTGGATTGTTATGTTCTTCTGCATCATTGCCTGGAAGTTCATTTGCCACGGCAAGTATTACTGGAAATTATACTGGAGTTACTGAAGAGTTTGCTCACACACGAATGTTCAATCAGATTGATTTAACATTTTATGTTGACAAGGAATATAAACTATTAAAATTTATTGAGCACTGGATGGAATATATTTCTAGTGGTTCAAATATAGGAAAGGCATCTGCTGGATATTTTTATAGAATGAAATATCCAAATGATTCTGTGAGTGGATATAAATGTGATGGAACAAAAATTCTGAAATTCAATCGTGATTATAAAGAAGAAATTGAATATAATTTCTTTGGGTTATTTCCAAAGTCACTTTCTTCCCCAACAGTTTCTTATGATGAATCTCAGACTCTTACGGCATCTGCATCATTTATGTACACAAGATATGTTTCTGGTAGAGTCAATAGTCTTGATATAAATTTGAGTACTGATAATAATAAACAATCTACAGTTCCTGATAAAAATAATAAATTAAATTCAATTCCAACTGCTGAGCAAATTGTCAATTTTACCAGATCCGCATCTTCACTTGGCACTGCAATTAAAGAAAATTTTAATTCCAAAAATTTAAATCCAGTTTCAAGTGATAATGTTTTCAGAGCTTTATAAATCCAATCTAAATACAAATATATGAATTCTATAGGACATTATGCCTTTACCTAAAATTTCTACACCAATTTATGAATTGGAAATTCCTTCACTAAAGAAAACAATCAGATATAGACCATTTCTAGTTAAAGAAGAAAAAATCCTTATTATTGCAATGGAAAGTGAGGATACAAAACAAATTGGAACTGCTGTTAAAAATGTAATTTCAAATTGTATTCTGAGTAAGGGTATTAAAGTAGACAATCTTGCTACTTTTGATATTGAATATTTGTTCTTGAATATTCGTGGTAAGTCTGTTGGTGAAGTTGCTGAAGTTCTTGTAACTTGTCCAGATGATAATACTACTCAGGTAAAGGTATCTATTAATTTGGATGAAATTCAAGTGGAAACTGATGAAAATCATTCTAGAGATATTAAACTGGATGATGCTCTGACCATGAGAATGAAATATCCTTCCATGTCGGAGTTCATTAAGAATAATTTCAATACAGAATCTGGAGTAAGTGTAGAAGATTCATTTGATTTGATTTGTTCTTGTATTGAACAGGTTTATAATGAAGAAGAATCTTGGAATGCTTCTGACTGTACAAAGAAAGAACTTTCCGAATTTATTGAGCAACTAAGTTCAAAGCAGTTCAAAGAAATTGAAAAATTCTTTGAAACAATGCCCAAACTTTCTCATACTATTAAATTAAAAAATCCTAATACCGGAGTCGAAAGTGAAGTAGTTCTAGAAGGACTATCCGCTTTTTTCGCGTAGCACTCTCCCACACTGACTTAGCATCATATTATAGAACAACATTTGCCCTAATTCAACATCATAAATATAGTTTGACAGAGTTAGAAGATATGATGCCGTGGGAGAGGGAAATTTATATCACTCTATTGCAACAGTATATCGAAGAAGAAAATCTTAAGAATCAACAATCCTAATGGCTGATCTCGCAGAAATTGCTCAAAGTGGTATAGATCCTGTATCAGGGTCTCCTTTGTCTGCGGAAAAAAGAAAGGAGTTGTTTAGAAGAAGTCAAATATCCTCTGCCGGAGTTTTTGGTGGTGGTAGAGGTGGAGCATTGGTTCCTGTAAATAAGGGGCCAGATCCACAAACACTAGCAATTGTAAGAACTAATACTACTGCCATTACTTCTTTTCAACAACAAATTAATAGTTTAACCAAACAAAATAACGAAGTTTTAGTTAATTTAGGAAAAATTAATGCCTTACAACAGCAGGTTAATGTTGTACAAGCAAGTGTTGTAGATCTCGGAAATAATCTTCAACAAATTGCAAATTTAATTTCTAATGATAGTGCATTAGAACAACAAAAAGAAAGATTATCTCAAGAGCAAGAAAAGAAATTAGCAGAAGCAGGAATACGACAAGGAAAAGAAAAACAATTAGAATCTAAAATTCGAGAAGCATTGATGTGGCCAATTAAACAGATTGGAAATAAAGTCCAATCTGCTTTTGGAAGTTTGATGAGTTTTATGTGGCAATTGCTTGGTGGTTGGTTGACCATGCAAGGATTGGAAGTTCTTAAGGAATATTCGAAGGGAAATAAGAAAAAATTAGAGGATATCAAAAATAATGTAATTAAGAGTCTGCTAGTTGTTGGTGGAATATTAGGTGTATTAAGTGTTGGTATATTCAAAGTTGTTGGTCTTATTACAAAACTTACTTTTAAATTAGGGAAGTTTATAATAGGTAATACGATTGGAAGACTCTTTGGAGGTTTATTAAATCTGGGTAAAAGGGCGCTTGGAATTGGAGCAAAACCTGCAACAGTAGCAGCTGCTGGAGCAGGGGCAAGAGGGGCTGCAGCAGTAACTATGGGAGCAGGAACTGCTGCAGAAGTTGCGAAGGCGGAAAGTAAAGGTGGAAATTTCTTGTCTAAACTTTTCGGTGGGGCAGGAAAACCAGCAACAAAAGCTGCAACAGAAGTTGCTGAAAGGGGAATTTTGAAGATGGGGTCAAGAGCTGCTGCTGGTGTAGTTCCCCTAGCAGGAACTGGACTTAATTTATGGAGTGCTACTGAATCTGCAAAGGAGGGTAACTGGACAGGTGCTGGATTATATGGAGCAGCTGCAGTAACAAGTCTTATTCCCGGTTTGAATCTTCTTACTGCACCATTAACTGTTGGAGGAATTGCTTCAGATCTAACTTACGAGAAACCTGAAGATTCAAAACCAAAACCAACTAATAAAATAGTACCAACAAAACCAAAATCTCCATCTCCAACACAAATTTCGAGTCCTAGTTCATCAGCATCGCTAGCACAAACATCTTCATCTTCAACCAATATTCAAATTGCACCCGCACAAGTTGAAAAAGTTCCAACTACTCCAACTAATATTCAACCAGAACCAGAACCAAAACCAAATATTGTGTATGCAAGTTCTGGTGGATCAAATTCTCAACCACAATCACAACCTTCAAGTTCAGGTTCTTCTACTGATGTTCCATTATTCCCTTCAGCAGATCCTGATAATTTTTATGCATTATATGCTCAAGTTAATTATAATGTGATACTATAATGGCAATAACCTCACCTATCAATATCCAAAATATTTCTGGCGGTATTCGATCTCTAAAATTAGGATTGAGTCGTACTAAGCAATTTGCCGGTAATATCAAAACAGCTATTTTAAACCGAACCACCTTTAAAAGGCAGGCAATTGCTGGTAGAAAAGTATTACAAAATAGAAGATCCGAAAATATTCTCAGAAGAGATCAGGAAGATGTATTGGAAGCTACTGGAATTAGTGGAGTATTTAAGAGAGCAGGATCAATTGCAACCGAAAGTGCAAAAGGATTTCTAGGAAGAATTCTAGATTTTATTACTACTTTGTTAGTTGGTTGGTTACTTTATAATTTGCCAACCATCTTGACAATGGTGAAGGATTTAATCAAGAGAGTCCAAACCTTATTTTCATTATTGCAGGGATTTATTTCAAATATAGGAAAAGCATTTGGACAACTAGGAAATATTTTTAATGCAGTATTATATGATGTAATACATTTAGATTTCTTGGACAGTCAGAAGAAAGTCCAAAATGCGATGAAAGATTTAGAATCAACCTTTGATGATTTTCATAATCAATTTGATCAAGGATTTAAATTATTCACAACACCTTTGGGAGAAGGTAAGGGGGAAGAACCAGTTCCACCAACGGGTACTAATTATATTCCCACTACTCCTTCTCCTAGTAGAAGTGCTATGACTGGATCTATGAAAGAAGCATTAGATATTATTGGTAGTCATGAAGCAGATTCTTCTGGTGGTTATGATGCAATGAATCAGGGAACAGTTAGAGACTCGAAGGGAAATAATCCAAGATCTGGTCCATCTAAAGGAATTATTAAAAAAAATCTTACTGATATGACAATAGGTGAAGTTATACAACATCAAAGTAAAAATTTGACTAATGATAACGGATTTATTCATGCTGCAGGAAGATATCAATTTATTGGAAATACTCTTCCAAGCGCAATGAAAAATGCTGGATTAAAACCTAGTGATAAATTTAGTCCGGATAATCAGGATTTGATGGCTGCAACATTATTAAAATCTAGGGGTCTTTCTCCTTGGACTGCTGATCCTCGTTCCGGATATACTTCTAAAGAAAGAGCAATTATAGAAAAAGGTAGAAAATCTAATATTGAATTAGCACAGGCATCCGCAATTTCCCAACAATATTCATCTCAAGGATCTAGTGCAGAATCTTTAGCAAATGCAGCAAAAAGTTTAAAGGGAATGTCAAGTGCTTCTGGTCCAGGTGGAGGTAGAATAGCTTGTGTTTGGGCAGTAAATCGTGTATTTACAAAAGCAGGAATAACACCACCATGGGGAACATCTGAATATGTTCCCACCGCAGAAACAATGATGATAAAGGCGGGATATCAAAAAATTTCTAAAGGACAGCAAAGACCTGGAGATTTATATATTTGTAACAATCAAAATCATATTGGTATAGTTCTCCCTAATGGAAATATAATTTCAAATTCTTCTTCCGGGGCTAAATTTAGTTGGGAAGCATCTTTACAGAGTTATGAAAGTGAATTTAAAGGTCCTGGAAAGTTTTATAGACTTCCTGGATCCACTATAAGTTCTCCTGGATCAAATATTCCAGGACAATTTAATAATGCTGCAAATTCTATTTCGGCAAATATAAATTCTACTATAAACCCCCAAATTGATCAGAGAATTATCCAACAAAGAAGAGGTCAACAAATAGTCTATATCGATGATCGTCAACCAATGATACCTTCTTCACCAAGATCTGGAGGTGGTGGACAAGCATCTCCACAATCCGTTCCTGAAGATGGCTTAAATAGTTTAATAAAAAAACAAATGCTCCTAGATTTGGCGTACACTTAAATGGCAGCAATTAATAAGTCAATTTACGAAAAATTGACACTCGAATCTAACGATCAAAAAAGAACTATAGATATTCAATTGGGAACAGTATCTATAGATTATTATGAGGATATTTTTTCCCCAACTATTACTGCAAAAATTTTAGTCGGAAATACTGGAGATTCTATTCAGGCACCTGATAGTGAAGGAAATCCTGATGGAGCAAAGCAATCAATTTATAATGGTCTTCCTCTTCGTGGCGGAGAAAGATTGGCATTAAAAATTGCCGGCAATTCTGATAAAAATCCTGGATTAGACTTTGCCACAAATGAAAAAGATTATCTATATGTTTCGAGTATCACAAATGTAATATCAGAATCCCAGAGAGAGACTTTCTTGTTACATTTAGTATCCAGAGAAGCAATTACAAATGAAACTTCAAGGGTCGGAAAAAAATATCCAACAAGTTCTACCATTGATAATTCAGTAGAAGATATTCTAAAAAATTATCTTAAGACTGATAGAATTGGAAAGATGGATAAAACTCAAAACAAATATGGGTTTATTGGAAATCTAAGAAAACCTTTTACAGTTTTAGTTTGGTTGGCATCTAAAGGTGTTCCTGAAAGTAGTTCTGCTGATGCAACTGCTGGATTTGTATTCTATCAAACAAAAGAAGGTTTTCAATTCAGATCGATTGATGAATTGATTTCTCAACCATCGAAAGCAACATATATCTATACTGATATTAACAAATCCGGAACTGAAAGAGATAATGATTTTGTAATCTTAAATTATAAAACAGAGAAAAATCAAAATCTATTGGAAAAACTTAGACTGGGAACATATGCAAGTTATCGTATGTTCTATAATCCTCTAGATTTTACATTTACAGATCCCGTGAAAGGTACATTTACAATTGATGATTATGTAACTGGTGTCAAAAATCTTGGACAAGAACTTGTACTTCCGAAGATTTCGAATAGTTCAAATGTGGATCTAGGTCATATTCCAACTAGATTTTTGACACAATGTTTGGATATTGGAACTTTGGAAAAAGATGTTTCTCAGGATAAAAACTCAGATCCATTTAAATATCAATCACAGGCAATTATGAGATATAATATTTTATTTACTCAAACATTGAGTATGGTGGTTCCATCAAATACTAATCTACATGCCGGAGATGTGATTACTTGCAATTTCCCAAAAATTTCTAGAGGTGATAAAGAAGAGTATGATAAGGATCAAAGTGGACTATATATGATAAAAGAAATATGTCATCATTTTGATACGACAGCATCTTATACTTCAATGAAACTAATCAGAGATACTTTCGGAAAATACGGAACTAATACCTAATGCAGGATAATCTATTAAAAACTAATTTTCTGGGCAGAGATGGATTTCGTTGGTGGATTGGACAGATTCCACCAGAAAGTTCTCATGGTGGGCAAATTAATGGAGCAGGGTGGGGAAATAGATATAAAGTTCGTATTATGGGATATCATCCTTATAGTACGGTAGAACTTCCGGATGAAGACTTACCTTGGGCACAATGTTTACTTCCAACAACTGCAGGAACTGGTGCAGCTAATGTTTCTACAGATGTTAAGTTAAAACCAGGAGATGTTGTATTTGGATTCTTTTTGGATGGAGATAATGATCAGATTCCTGTAATTATGTCAGCATTTGGAAGAACTAGTCAAGTTCCTTCAAATGATTATGCCGGTCCATTTCAACCATTTACCGGATTTACGAACAAAATAAAATCCAATGGTTCAGTCAAACCAGATCAAACAAATGAACAAAATGCCGAATCTCAAAAATCTCCAAGGCATGTTCCACAAAAACAGGCAAATGAAATTGGATCCGATGAGATTTCATATTTTAGTGCCATAGGTGATACAGTTCAGTTAGCAACTGCATCCACCGGAAAAACAATAGATAAAATTACAACTGAAGTTACCAATTTACTCAATAAAATTCAAAATGGTCTTGCAGTCGTATTAGATATTAAAAATGAAATCAATAGAGTAGTAGATAAAATAACTGGAATTGCTAGTGGATTGGTTGGCAGTATGATGACCAATTTATATAAAAAATTGGCGCCAATGTTGAATAAAGGATTGGATTTATTATATAAGCAGGTATATGCATTAGTGTTAGCTGCAACCGGAAATCCAATTGCAGCTCATCTTGCTGGCGTGGCTGCCCAAACAGCAATGGTAGTTCCAATTAAAATATTACAGGAATCATTTCCTTGTGTTACAAATACTATTCTGAATAGTCTTGGAAGTGCAATTAAACCAATTCTGAATTCTGTAGTAGATAATGTACAGAACTTTACTAGTGGTGCTGGTATTCAATTTGCCGGTGCAATGATAAATGATATTATTTCTAAAATATCTGGAGGACTTCAATCAGCAATCGGTGGAATTTCTAATATCTTAAAATTCTTTTCGAATTTCAGTGTAGATAATTTTCTTCGTATTTCGGTAGAAGGTATTTCCGGTCTTTCTAATCTATTAAATTGCAATCAAAACGCTTCGAATAGTTCATCGCAGGTAAATAAATGGATTATTGGAAAGGGTCCGCAAAATAATCCGGATATTCCATTTGCATCTATTTTAGAATCTGCAAATATTGCCAAGGGTATTTCTCAAATTCCAATTATTAAAACTATAACTTCCGGAAGTCAAATAACTTTAGATAATTTATTGTCAACTGTTATTTCAAATTCTTCCATTAGTGATGTTGCAAATATAATTAGTTTACCAAATCTTACTGGAATCAATGTTGGAGGATTTATTACTTCTAACAGTGAAATTATGAGAATACTTAGTTTTGATACTGCAACAAATCAAGTAGTTGTACAAAGAGGTTATTCTGGAATTTCTACTTCTTATGAGTCCGGAACAAGTTTCAATGTAATTAATAATATACCAGAAGAATCTCTTACCATAGAAGTTCCCCAGACAACATTCAATCAACAATATGGAGTATTTGATATATTTGGTCCGAATACTAAGAATCCAAATATCACCAATGGATGTTATACCGGACCACCAACTTCTTGTAGTCCACCTGTAGTAAATATTTTTGGTAGCAACGGTTCGGGAGCAACTGCAATTCCTTTATTTGGAGCAGTAACTTCTGCTGGTGGCAATTTAACAGGTAGTATTATTGGTGTCAAAATTACCAATCCTGGATCTGGATATGATTTCCCACCATTCATAGAAATTGTAGATAATTGCAATCAAGGATATGGATGTATTGCAAGATCCACTATTAATGATAAGGGAGAATTGGAATCAATTTATATTGTTTCGGAGGGCGAGAATTATCCTGTATCCACAGTTCAACCTTATGTGGTAATTGATGTAATTATTCAAGATCCTGGACAAAATTATAGTTCAACTGATACTGCAAAAGATAACTTAGGGAATGAATATAAAATAGAAGTTGTTGATGGATATATTAATAAAATACAACCAATAAATACTATTGATATTACTGATCTCCCTATAATTGAAATTAAATCTATTACTGGATCCGGAGCAATTCTGAAACCAATTCTAGATGTAAGACCTACATTCCAAGGTGAAGTAAAACAAGTTATTGATTGTGTAACATAAAATGGCAGAAAGACCCTTTGATAAACAAAACTGGCAAGGTAGAAGTATAAGTAGTTTTGGCCCAAAATTTAGACTTGACATGAACAATCCTCAAATGGGATTGAATGGAAGTGATGTGTATAATTTTTATGCAGTAACCGATAATAAAGATGTATGTGTTACTGGATTGAGTGAAGGTGGATTATATAAAATATATAATGACCATTCTATCGAAATTGTTGCTGGTCAGAAGAGTCAATCTACTGGTGTGGATATTCAAATCACCGGAAAAAATGGAGATATTTGTATTACAGCAGAGAAGAATGGAGAAGTTAGAATTCGTGCTAAAAAAATAATATTGGATGCTGACGAAGATATTGACTTAGTTGCAGGAAAAAATATTAATTTAAAGGCTCAGGGTGGTAGAGTTCTTCTTCAAACTCCCGAAGCTTCCTGTGATGCACTCAATGGAAATCTTGCCCCTGAAGGATCCACTTTTGGGGAAATTGTATTTAATGGAACTTATGTTGGAGCAGACATAATTAAATCAACATTTAGTGGTGGGCCACTAAAATTATTCTAATAAAAATTACTAGAAACTAAAATGGCGGATATCTCAGTAACTGGTAATATAGCATATTTTAATCAAGATGTTTACATTTATGGACATCTTTATTATGATTTTCAAGCGCAAGGTAATGTAAATTTTGGAGATATCACTGTAAATGGATCTTCAATTTTTAATGGACCAGCAACATTTAATGATGACATAGTTTTTAATAAATTAGTAGTTATTCCAAATCTTTCAGTCACTGAATCATTAAATGTATCTGGAAATTCTTTATTTACTGGAATATCTACATTCAATGGAGATTTAAATGCCAAAAAACTTTATGTATCTGAATATTTTGGTGTTGGTAATAATAATACTACCATAAGTGCCAGTGGAATTACTGGAAATGTTGGATTTGGTAGTACACTTCCACAACAAAAACTTGATGTTAGTGGAAGTGTAAAAATTGATTCTCAAATTTATGACTCATTGAATAGTTCTGGTGTTCTTGGAGCATTTTTAACTAAGGATTCTCAAGGAATTAAATGGACTGCATTTCCACCATCATTTACTGAAGGTATCTTCATTTACAATGATGAAGTATTAGTTGGTGTACAATCTTTCCGAGGTATCAATTTAAAAACTGGCAGAGGAACTGGAATTACTACAGATCCAATTCAGGGATTTGTAAATCCATCGAATGTTAATATTGCTGACATATATGTTTATGATTATTGGGAATTTGTAGATGGAACTACTAATATCTACAGAAATTCTAATGTGGGTATTAATAATTCCAGTCCTTCCGTTGCACTTGATGTCACCGGATCTGTAAATATATCTCAAATTCTCACCGTAGATGGAGCAACAAATTTAAATTCAACATTGGATGTTGATGGTGCTACAACTCTTAATAGTACTTTAGATGTTGATGGTGCAACTACACTTAATAGTACTTTAGATGTTGATGGTGCCACCACATTAAATTCAACATTAGATGTTGACCTTGCAACTACACTTAATAGTACTTTAGATGTTGATGGTGCTACAACTCTTAATAGTACTTTAGATGTTGATGGTGCAACTACACTTAATAGTACTTTAGATGTTGATCTTGCCACTACTCTCAATAATACTTTAGATGTTGATGGTGCAACTACACTTAATAGTACTTTAGATGTTGATGGTGCTACAACTCTTAATAATACTTTAAATGTTACTGGGATTTCAACGTTTGATTCTTCTATAGAATTAAATTCTTCATTAGTTGATATTAATAATAGTACTGCTTTAGGAAAATTTGATTATAGATTAGCATCAGTAGGAACCGGAGTTTCTTGGAGACCTGCTGGTGTTCAAACTAAAAAAACTATTTGGGTAACTTTAGATGGAAATGATTCCAATAGTGGTTTACTTGAAGGTGATGCAAAGAGAAGTATAGGGGCAGCGGCAGCAATTGCTCAGGAATATGATAGTATTTTTGTCCGTCCTGGAATTTATGTGGAAAATAATCCAATTGGTCTAAGAACTGATGTGGCAGTAACTGGTCAGGATTTAAGACTTGTAACAGTAGTTCCTCAAAATTTGGGAAAGGATGTTTTCCATGTAAGAAGAGGATGTCTAATTGAAAATCTATCATTCGCATGTTCTGATATTTCAGTAAGTAGTAGTGGAGGAGCCGTGGCATTTCCCCCTACTGCACAAGATATTTCATTAGGAAAATCTTATGGTGCAATTACTGGATATCTTCCTCCTGGACCAGCAACAGAAGGATCTAGTGGTAGATGGAGAAGCCCATATATTCGTAACTGTACCAACTTCATGAAAGGAAGTATTGGTATGAAAATTGATGGTTATCATGCTACTGCACAAACAATTGGTGCAGATCTTAAATGTATGGTTTGTGATTCATTTACCCAATACAATGAGGCAGGTATTGGAGTTTCAATTACCAATAATGGATATGCTCAGTTAGTTTCTATATTTACCATTAATTGTGATATTGCAATTTATGCCGATACTGGGGGATCGTGCGATCTCACAAACTCTAATTCATCATTCGGAAATTATGGACTAGTTGCTGTAGGATTAGGATCGACTGAATTTACAGGAAAAGTTTACCAAAATACTTCTGACCAAACAGACACTATAATTTTGAAAAATATTGTAGATAAAAATAATAATATAAGAACACCATATGATGGTCAGGCATTATGGTTTAAGATTGATCTTTCAAATTATACTACAGGACAAACTGGTATTATAACAGCACCGTTACAAAGATTGGCAAGTGTAGAAATAACTAATGAAGGATCCGGGTACAGTGCATCTGCTCCTCCAAATATTTTGGTTTTGGATTCTTTAGGCAATACCATTCCATTAGGACCCGAAGGAATAATTGCAGAAGTAAGTCCGACTATAGATGATGCAACAGGAAGAATTACTTCTATAGAAGTAATAAATAGCGGAAGAAATTATCTTCCAAGTCAAAATATTATAATTGCTATTGAAGGTAATGCAACTGCTACTGCAATTATGGAACCAATATATTATTCAGTTTCTAGTGCAAGTCAACCAGTACCAGTTGGTATTAATACAATCACAACAGTAGTATTCAGTGAATTTATTCCTTATCTAATTGACGAAAATACGGATGTTGAAATGAGTAGAATTAGTAGAATTCTTACATCTGGACATTCATTTGAGTATATTGGTACAGGAACAGATATAAATACATCAACACCTTTTCAGGGTTCAGTTCCTATTAAGAGCAATGAAGTTGTTGCCAGAGATGGAGCAAGAATACCTTTTACTAGTACTGATCAAAAAGGAAACTTTGATATTGGATCTGGAATAAGAATTGATCAAACTACCAATACAATTACTGGTAGAGATTTTAGTAGAGCGATACAGGCAGAAGTTACACCTTTAATTCTTGCATTGAGATAAGAAATGGCAGTTGCACCACTTAATAAATTTATCACACTTGCTGTTCCAGTTGCACCAGGAGAGCAAGTAATTTATACTACACCCATTGGAATTTCCGCAATTCTTTTATATGCTCAGGCATCTAATGTGGGAATTGGAGTGACATATCCAACGATTACATTTACACATAGAAGAAAAAGTCAAGCTACAAAAACAAAGGGAAATATAAGAAATAATCGTATTATTAAAGATGGAGAAGTACCTCCTAATGATGCTCTAGTAATTATTGATGGTAGATTGGTATTACAAAGAACTCCTCTTATAGAAGATTCTATAGTTATTGAAGGGACTCAATCTGGAATTGTATCAATTACTGACTGTAAATATGATAATGTTACTGGTCTCACTACGGTAACAACAATTAGTCCTCATAATTTTTCTATTGATGATCAAGTTACTATGAGTGGATTAGCATTTACATGCGTATCTTCCGGAGTAGGAGCAACTGCAATTTTCCCAGAACCTCAACAATCATTTGTAGTTGATAGTATTATTGGAAGTGTTGGAACTTCTTTAACATTTACTACTTATGCAGGAGTGGTTGCCGGAATCGCTCATACATATGTTGGAGGGGGTTATGTTGGGCCTCTTCAAATGGAATTTATTTGTAGTATTTTGGAGAATAGTACCGCATAATGCCAAAATATCTTAGTAATCGAGTTAAAAGAACTCCTCAGGATCAAATAACATCTGATAGATATCGTTATCTTGGATTAAATCAAGCAGAACCAAATCTTGGGGATCCATTATTAGTTTATGATCCACTTCCAATTGGTGTACAATATCAATTAATATCTGTTCTAAATGATCCTATTCCTGGTAGTAGATACTGGATTCCTACTGGTGGTGGATTAATTCCAGGATCTATTAGTGTATATGATGAAGGATATCTAGTAGGAAGTGCTAGTAGTATTACTCAACTTAATTTTGTTGGTGTTGCTGTAAGTGCTCAGGCAATATCGTTAGGAATTGCTGCAACAATTACAATATCTCCTCCGGGGAATAATGGAGAACTTCTATTCAAGTACAATAATGATTTTTCAACATCTCCAAATTTAATTTTTAATCCAGTTAGTGGAATTTTAACTTCAACAAAAGGAATTAATGTTGGACTGGGGGGATCATATTTTACTGCGACTTCTAGTGGTTTGGTTGGTATTGGAACAACAAATCCAACTCAAGAACTACATCTTCAAGGAGACTTAAGATTAGCAGGAACTATATATGATTTTTATAATAACCCAGGAACAACTACCCAGTTATTAATCAAAAATTCATTAGGTGGAATTGAGTGGATAAATCAAAGTACAATTAATGCGGGAGCAGGTGGAACATATCAAAATGTCCAATATCATAATGCGGGAGGATTATTGGGAGGTGCTCCTAATTTTGTTTATAATGAAATAACTTCCAGAGTTGGAATTGGATCTACAATTCCAAGATATACATTAGATGTTCTTGGCACATTTAATGTAACTGGACAAAGTATTTTTCAAGATATTTACGCAACTGGAATTACTACATTAGGAACTGTTAGTGTATCTAATTTAAATTCCTCAAATTTAAATGTTACAGGAATTACAACTTTAGGTGTTACTGGAATAACTACTTTAACTTCCCAGAATCTTCAAGTTACCGGAATTACTACTTTAGGTGTTACTACTGCTACTAATTTAAATGCACAAAATTTAAATGTCAGTGGAATTACAACTTTAGGTATTACCACTACCACTAATTTAAATGCACAAAATTTAAAAGTATCCGGAATTACTACTGTAGGATTTTTGACAGGAACTAATGCCTATTATACTGGAATTGTAACTGCAAACACATTTGTAGGAAATTT